TCTCCCAATTCTCAAAATTTCATTAACACTACTTTCAGCCAATAATTGATATGCTTCTTCTGGTTTTAAATTTGGATGAGCTAATCTCGCTGAATCTTTTAAAGCAGGTGATTTCATTATAATTTTACTTAAAAGATATTCTTTAGCATCATCAAAAACTTGTTTAGGGGGCACCCAGTTTTCGTTTCTAAATGTTTCAAAAGATCTAACTAAATATTTTTTAATATCTTTTACATCTGTATTAACTAATTGTTTTGCAAGTTCACTTGATTTTTCACCTTTAGGTAGGGATTTAATTAATTCTGTTCTTTGTTTTATTAATTGATTTTTCAAATCTTTTGCATATGATTGAAGTTCATCGGGAATAGCAGACAATTTTTTTTGATCTATTAAAAATTCTTCTATTAAATCTAAATAATATTTTTGCAAAGGTTTAGAAGTAGTCGCTGTGTTGTATTGATTTTCAAAACCTTTTGCTAATCTATATGCTGTATTTTCTATTCCTTCATAAATTTTATCAAATCTTTTTGCTCTACTTTTAATATATAAATTAGCTGTCTCTGAAATACCTTCAATATCTTTTGGCATTTTTCCATAAGATCTAAATCCAGATAAAAAATTATCAAATTTTTTAAGTGATCTTTCTTTTATATCTGAACTTGTTACATCTCCTAATCTCCATTGTTTGAATGGAGGTAATTGATATATACCCCTTCTAGCAATTGCTGAAACAATAAGTGGATTAATAACTTTTGTTAAAGCAAGTTCTCCTCCTTTTTCAAGTACTTTAGCTGTTCCTTTAACAGCAGGTGCAATAGCAGGTCTTGATAATAAATAAGACACGGGTCTGACAACAGTGTTGTCAATTCCTTTAGCTCCTAATTTAGCACTTGTTTTTAAAACAGGTCCAAGAGAATATTTATATCCCAATTGAGTTGCTTTACCTATTAAAGGAAAACCACCTCCAACAATTGTTCCTTCAAAACCATATTTAATTTTATTTCTTAATTCTGCTCCAGCTCTTTCCCTACCAGTTAAACCTTCAGTTTTTTCTGGTTCAAAAAATAAAGAAGGTCTATTGGGTTCAGATGCCAGAAAATCTGTAGCTCCAACAATAGTTGCACCTTCAACTGATCTTGTTGCTACGGTAGCTACTTTTTTTAATTTACCTCCAGTAACTGCATTAGCAGCCTTTCTCATTTTTATAACGGGTTTCAATCTACCTACAATTTTTGTAATTAGTGTCCCTGGAATACCATACTGACTTAATACTTCTGTAGCCTTACCTCTTATTGTAGAAGTATCACCCGGATCTTCTATTTCAGCTATTTCATCTAGTTTTGACAGTAAATCTGTATTAGCAGCTAAATCAGTTCCTGCTAATAATAATGAAGCTGTACTATGTTGAAGGTTATATAAACCTTTATCTAAACCTTTTACAATTTCATCTAATCCAGATATATAATCTTTTTCAGGTAATTGTTTTTGTGCTTTTCTAACTTGTGATAAAGGATCTTCTTGTCCTGATAAAGCAGCTGCTATTCTTTGATTGGTACCTCCACCCATTCTAAAGTATAAACTTAATATACTTGTAGGTTCTGGAGCTGCAAAAGTTTTAACAGGTTTTTTAGGTTCTGTTCCTTCTTCAATAGCTTTTAAGATAAATTTTTTGGAGTCCTCTACATCTCTAATGTCTCCAGGAAGAGTTTGTAATTCTATTTCTTGTTCTTTATCTTTTAAAAAACGTTCGTAAGCTGTGGCCATTTTAAGCCTCCGCCGGTAATACTAAATTTACGTTATATTTTTTATTAAAATTATTTACATCTTGCTGTGTTGAAATACTAGCAAAATCATTTAACGCTTCTGCGCTGTTAGACATAAGAGTTACAATATCATTTGTAATTTCTTGAGGTAATCTTGCTCTTAATTGATCAAAACTAATTGGATTATCACCTTGAGACATGTTTTGTCCTCCACCTTGTACTTCAGTAGCTGGTGGTGTTCCATCTTGAAATCCAATTCTTCCACCATCTTTTACTTGGTCTCTACTACCCACACCTGTTATTAATTGAGTGTTTATAAATTCACGTAAATCTTCAATCGCATCAATTAATAGTTGTCTATCATCTTCATTTTTATATTTACCGGTTCCTTCTTTTCTATCTTCAGTTAATAAACTTGTCATAGTATTCTGTAGATACTTTTGACCTGGCTTAGAATTAAAAAAAGCATTAACTAATGCTTCTTGATTAGGATCAGTTTTTTGTAAATTATTTAGTTGTATTTGTTTAGTTTGTAATTCATTTGAAAGTTTAGCTTTATCAGCTTCCGTTAAATTTTCATTTTGAAGCTGACTTTTTATATTAGCTATTTCAGGAACAAGTTTACCTATTTCATCTTTAATTGCTAAAGCAGCATAACTTTTACCTGAAGTACCAGATAATGCATCTGCTTTTGCTTCTAATAAAGTAGCAAATGCATCAGATTCTGTTACGTAATCTAATTGTTTTCTCTCTTTTACGTCTTTTAATAAATTAGCTAAAGGGTCTTTTGCTGCCGCAAGTCCAGTTGCAAGAATACCTCCTGAAGGTCTTTGACTAGCTAATGAAGGTCCATATTGCAAAAGAAAAGAAGTTAATGGATCATCTAAACCTGATGGTTCTTTTTGTTTTGGCATTCTTTCTCTGAAAGCAGACATTTCAGCTTCTGTTGGAATTATTTTATTTATATAATCCATAGCAGAATTACCTACTCCATCTGGATTAGAATTAGCATGCATTTCTCTATCAACGATACCAGTCATAATACCATCGTTAGTCGGTCCACCTTTTCTGAACATTGGTCTTTTAAATATTCTACTCATATTAAGTAAATGCTCTGTAAACTCCAGCCAATGTAGCACCTGCACCTAAAGCAGTTTGTAAAGGCGTTGGAGATGGTTGAGTTTGAGTCTGAGTTGAACCAGGATAACCAGCGATTAATCCAGTGATCCCTGAACCCAGAGCCTGTGTTGCCTGAAGCGGTTGCATCAATTGTTGCTGTGCTAATTGTTGCTGTGCAGCAAGTTGCGCTTGTTGTTGACTTTGTTGCAATCCTCCTAAAGTAGTCAATGCAGATATTTGTTGACCTGCTAATGCTGGAGCTTGTTGAGCTAACTGTATGTTTCTTAAATAATCTTGTTGAGCTAAATTTTGTGCTTGACCAAAACCTTGTTGTAATAATTGTGCTTGAAGTGCAGCTCTGTTTCTATCAGATGCTGCTTGGTATTCTGCTCTTTGAACACCTTCTCTACCACCACCAAATGCACCTGCACTAATTGCTTGTTGAGCTAATGCAGGTAAACCTTTTTGAGCTTGTACATCAAACTCAGCTAATGTAGTTCCAATTACATCTTGTTGATATGGAGACATGTAAGCTTGGTAAGCTGTTGGTCCAGTTAATGCAGCTGCTTGTTGTAGATAAGGTTCATAAGCACCTAGTCCTCCTGCTTTACCAAGAGCTTGTTGAGTTAATGCACCAAGACCTGCAGTAAATTGTGGTCCATATACTTTTGATAAATCTGCTTCTTTTAATTCACCAGTTACTTGTTGTAATTGTGTAATAAATGGTTTTGCTGCCGCTTCTATAAATTCAGGTGGTTGTTGAACAACCGTTGATACTTCTGCCATTATACTCTCCCGCCTTTTTCTAATTTTTTCATCATATCGTACATACGTTGTGCACCTTTATTAACGTTTCCGTCTCCCATTCCTCTTACAGCATCTGCTGTAAATACGAATTCATTATTTGATAACATTGCCGGTATGTCATCTGCCTTTTCTTTTACACCAACTGGAGGAATAAATCCACCTGTTTCTCTAAGGTCTAATTCACTAACACCTGCTGGGTTTTCATTCAATGGTAGGTTCATGATTCCGGATGCATTGATAGCATTTTGCTCTGGAGAACCTATAGCAAATCCCGCTCTACCACCTGTAGATAGACCACCTCTAGCTAAATCTCGAGTATATTCAGCAGTATCTCTTTCAACTTGTTGTGCAATAGCTGCTTCTTCATCCTCTGCATCAGCAAATGTTCTTTGATTTCTATATGCATCAGCCAGTTTAATTTTTAAAGCGCCAACATTTCTTGTAATACCTTCAGGGTCACCTTCTTGTTCTGCCTGATTTAATAGTCCACCCAATAAAGAACCACCTGCAAATACTCCTAAAGTTTTGCCTAAAGTTTTTTCTCCACCTAAAGCTGATATTCCAGGTATTGCACCTAATGTTGCAGCAATTCCTTGTTTACCAAACAGTCCTGTTGCTGGACCAAACATAGAAGCTCTACCAAATAATCCACCTCCAAGAGCACCTGGTGCGCCAGGTATACCAAATGCTAAAGCAGCTAATCCTAAAGCTTTTCCTGCGTCAGATTTAGCAAAATCTTTAACACCGCTTACTGCTTTTTTAACACCTTTAGTAACAGATTTAACTAGGCTACCTAAGCCATACATTTGTCTTGGTTGTTGCATACGTGATATTGCCATAATTATATATTTTAAACTAGTTTAAGGCAGGTATATTAACCTGTAATATCGTACTTTATTTGATTTTTTTATCAACGTCAACACGTTTTAAACTCTCTAATAGATCATAAAATCTACCACAATATTGGTGCTCTCCAACGTGCGTAATGTAGTCTAACGCATAGATAAATACTTTACCTCCCATATCGGTCCATCTTTGACAAAAGCCAAAGTCTTCACCAAAATAACGTTTAGTTTCAGGATCATGTAAAGTGTCAAATAAATTATAAAAGTTTTCTTTTGATACTTCTTTACCATTAAATACCGTAGGCTGATATATCTTTAAATCTGGGTATTGTTTAATCATCTTTTCTATAACTTCTCTTTTAATCAACATACATCCTGTAGGAGCATGACTAACCTCTATAACACCATGTTCCATATTAATTTCTTTATCAACATCTAGTTTTACCGGGAAAGTATATCCTGCTCTTAATAGATCATCTTGGGTTTTTATAGTATCTGTGTTTTTTAATTTTCTCCACATCTTTTCTGTATCAAGCATTTTCATTGGATATGGACATGCAATAATATCTTTATCTGCACCAATCATTTTAAATATTGTTTTAGCCTCAAAATCTATATCGGAATCAATAAATAATAAATAATCATAGTTATCAGGATGATTTAAAAATTCTGCTACACATAAATTTCTACCTTGTGTAACTAAAGATGATTTTAATAAACTAAAACTAACTAATATATTTTGTTTTACACATTCTATTTGAAACTTTAAAGCAGCTTGTGTGTAGTGCATAGATACATCACTATGACATGGAGTAGCTACCATTATCTTAGCTTTGACTTTATTATCTAAATTTATTTCAACAGTATTTGATTCTACTTTATTGTGTTTTATAGTTTGATAAGTATCATTATTGGGTTCAACTGTTTTATCATCAAACCAAATAGGTTTATTGTTTTGCATTAATTGCTCCTTGTAAAAATCTAGTCCAACTAATTGATTTTACTTTCCAATTATAAAATCTATTTACATAATCTTTTTGCATATTTAAATGATCCCTGAGGCCTGGTGCCTCAAGCGATTGTGCAGCAACTTCAATACCTTGTGCAAACTTACGTGCTAAACTTTTATAATTATTACTGTATGGAATGTACATTGGAAACTCGGCGCCTGTTTCATATATCGCTCCAAAATTAGTAGTTACACAATATAAACCTGCAGCCATTGCTTCTAGTAAAGATATACAAAATGTTTCTTCCCAAATACTTGGATAAACAAATAGTTGATAATCTTTTAAATGTTCTTTAATATATTCGTTCGGTTTATATCCAATATAATTCACATTTGGTAATTGTCTCGCTTGATCATAGAGTTCATGATACTGATGATCATTGTGATTATAAAAATCTTTACCATACACTTCAGTGGATGAATAAACATCTAAACTAATTAATGGATTTTTAACCAATTGCATTGCACCCAGTAATACACTAAGTCCTCTCCATGGAGTACAGTGATGTATTATTTTTATAGGTTCACCTTTCTTGTAAGGCTCTTTAACCGGTTCAATAGTGTCCACACCATTTTTTATAACTAAACATTTTTCTGTAGGTAGATCAAACATCATTATAAATTTTTCAAAGTTCCAATTAGAATTGAATACATACCAATCATATTTATTATGATTTGATTTATCCTTGAACCATGGAGCTAGATTCTGTTGATCATATGAATTTTTTTGCCAAAGAATATTTATCTTATCTTTTGATAATGGAATCTTTTCAGGTACAGATGTACAAATAGATACTTGATCCAATAACTTTGGATCAACGTGGTTTCTTAAATATTCAAATTGAAGTTCTGTTCCGCCTCTAGGATTTTGGTTTGTCATTGTTTTGATTCATTACTTTCTGTAAAACGTTTAGTCCTTTCGGTGATACTTCTACTTTAACATCTTGAGCAATATCTGCTGCAGTTGTTGTCGTATTCGGATCTGCTATATCCGCTTCTTTTTCAGCTTCGTCTTTATATATTTTATTAGTTGTAGTGTTTCTAAAAGTCACTGTTGTAGTGCAATCTATTTTTAATAAATCTTCGTGTGCCATTATCCGTTTTGATCCTCTCTACTAATTTCTAATATTGATAGTGCAGCACTTATACCAGATGTATCAGAAGTTTCAAGAGCTATTGAATCATTATCTTCTAATATTAATGGTCCTTTTGCTACATTACAGATTGTAGGACCTGTAATACTTGCATGTGCAACTACAAAACTAGTCGATGCTGAATCATCTGTCATATGTACTTTAAATGTTTTAGATCCACTTGAATTAGTTACTTGTACGTTTTGTATAATTGCATTAGCATTACTTGGACAAGTATATGTTGTTACTGCTGTAGTAACTGTTGGATCATAGAATGCGTTTTTATAAAAGTTTGCCATTATGTTAAATCAACCCATTTTAATGTGCCACAAATATCATCTCCATTAGAAGCTCCTTTTGCACACAATGTTAATGTATCAGAAGAACCAGCAATTGTCTGTCCTAATTGATAGGCAAAATTAAATCCATCTCGTGCAAATTGTAAATTGTTTGCACCTTTACCAGACAAATATGCTTGGCCAACAACTGTTCCTCCTGTAATTGTTGTAGTTCCTGTTAAATCATATTCTACATTATCAGAATAACTGGTATATGAAAATGCTGTACTTGGTGTTGCATTGAGCCTTAATTCTATTTGAAAATCAGAGTTAGAAATAGCGGATGCTGCAATATCAATTGGAATAATCACTGCATACGGTCTACCAGATTTAATTCTAATGGTTGCTAAATTATAATACGTTCCGGCTGTGGTTAAATTAACTCCACTTAATGATGCTGTTCCAATAGATTGACGCAATCCTTCTGGAGCATAACCCCCTTCAATCATAGCAGTTGAACACACTTGTTGTAATACTGCTGCACCGGATATAGTTCCTGTAGTTTCAATTTCATATCGGATAGGTAAGTTTGCAGTTTGCATGTAAACAGTTGTTAAATCATTTGCATTTAAAAATGTATGAGCGGTAATAAATTTACCATCTATTACAAATCCAACTCGTACTGCTCCCATACCTAACCATTCATAATCAGTAAATAAAATTGTAGCTTTATTTACATTTAAAGTATATCCACTTGCACCTGTACCATCGAGTTTATCTCCATTCCAAGAAGATTGAGATATTTCAGTATCGACTGCAGATCCAGTCACATATGTTCGTCTTACAATTTTTAATGTAGTGCCATCAGCATAAAAAAATATTCCATTGTTGGCATCAAACGTTCCTACTTTTTGTTTAAGATCTGCTTCTGGAGTATTCATCACAAATGTATTTAATATTAGTAATGATTTACCCGGTTGATAGGACATCACTCTTTTTGATTGTCGAATTACTTTATCACCACTAGCTGTGGTTACATTTAAATTTACTGTAGATTTATTGGCTGTATAAGTAACTGTTCCTGATCCTGTTAAGTCTTCATCAAAGAGATTGTTCTTTGACATGACATTTTTAGAATCAAATATAGTAAGTGGATTAGAAACTCTTAATCGTCCAAATGCATCATAGGCCGTGGATCCATCTCCACCACCAATTACAGTTGGTTCAACGTTTACATTATTACATGCAGACATTAGTACCTCGCGTTATACCAAGTAAATCTTTCTAATTCTTTTCTTAAATCATCTTGAAATGAAAAATTAAGTTGGTCTTTTAATGTAGATAAAGATTCTAAAATCTGTCTTTGATTTTCGACATCGTATTCTTGTTTTGGTTCTGGTATGTATGAAGTTATTTTAGCCATTAGAAAAATCCTGCTGTATCATCAGTAGCAAAACCACCTCTTGGACCACTTATATCTGCATCACCTCTTCTGCTACCTCGGCCTCCACCGCTTACACCTACATCAGCACCAGCTGCTGCTCTTTTCTCTGCTCTTTTTGCTTGAACATAATCTTTTAAAGTTGGTGATAAAGCAAATGTTGTACCTCTTATTTTTTTATTAAATCCTCGTAAAGATTCTAAACCACCTCTAAGTATATTCATTGGTGTTGGGATATTACCTAAAAACTCAAATAGTTTTGCAATACCTGATGGTTTTTTTCCTGAATAACCAGATTGTCTTTTATAAGCTTCAACTGTACCTGGAGCTAAAATTTCTTGTCCCGTATCAGGATCAATATAATAAGCTCTACCATCGTCAGATTCATATACATTTAATCCACTTTGTTCACCTATAACATTTGGTGTATTTGCTACACCGTATAAAGTATTAAAACCTAATGATTTAGGTGGAAGTTCTTCAATCATTTGGTTTTTAATTTCTGTAATACCACCTGGAAGAGAAGTTCCAGCTACATTCATCATATTAGGTCTTGAAAACATATTTGCTTTCATTTGATTTTCTTGAATTAGTTGATTAACTAAATCAGTATTTTGTAATTGTTGATTTACTTGACCAGTATTAATAAATGGTAATGCATTATTAGTGCTCATTACACCTGTGTTTTGATTTTCAAAAGGTTTTAATAATTGTTCTAATCTTATTTCATCTAAAGTTGCCATTATCTTCTACCGTCTGGTTTTATATCTACTCTTAATGTTCCATAACGCCAAGTTTCACCTATAGCGTCGTTTTCTATTTTGATTGCAAGAAGCCTGCCTCTTGCTCTAGTGTCCACTTTATCAGTAGTTGATGTAATTGTAAAGGGACCAAGAGGTGAACTCGATGCGGTATCACTTGGATAATTATTTAATAATAATGTTACTTTTGAATTACCTGTAAGTACTTTAAAATCAGGTATAAATCTATTCATAGACATAATAAACTCCCCATCACCTCTAAGATCAGCAAGACCGGTTGTACCTCCTAAAGCACTTCTTCTTGCAGATATATCAAAATCACCTGATTGTATAAATGCATCAATAGAAGTTGTACCAGAACTATTGACTTGATCGGTTCCGGTTTCATGAGCATAGTAAGTTGATGCACCATTAATGTTTGTTACTCCTTGAATATCAAAACTAGGGGTTGCTGTTTTATCATAATCGGTTGCATACGGTAAATCATATACGCCTTGATCAATATAAGAACTTCTAGCAAGTGATGATGTGGTCCAACAGTTTTCTCCATAGTTATAGGTTACACATCTATCATTTTGAATAGAACCATCTTTTGGATAAAACCAATTAATTTCATTATATAAAGTATTGTGTTCTGCATAAATAATTTCTGCTGCAGAATAATTAATTCCTAAATTATCTCCTGTGGTTGTAAACACAAAGTCTTCGACTAAACACGGTATTGCTTTAACCGTACCATCAAACATAAAAAATCCACCTTCACCGGACATCCAAAACACAACTCCATTTGAATAACTTAAAGCATGTTGAGCAATTAATCCGCAATTGGTACCTACCTGTCTAACTGAAAAAGTAAAAGGTGGACCAACGAATTGAATTACATAAGCCGATGAATCGGTTAATACTAATGTGTAATCTTTACCGGATACCGCTCCAACAATCACATTACCTTTATCGAGTCTAAAAGTCCCTGCGGTATTGGTTGCAGTTGGGGTATAGGTATTAAAATCTTCTTGATTTGAAAATCGAATAAACATTGGATCCTGAGTCGATGTATCACCGATTGTGGTTTCTGTACCAAAATGAAACACATGTCTATCTCTATCAGAAACTTGTGTTAATCTTGATGCGGTAGGTGCACCTGACATAGTTGTTGCTCGAATATCTCTTGCACCACCGGCTCCGGCATTCCAAGTAAATGTTTTACCATTATGAATGGTTGCAATTAATATTTGACCAAAGTTATCAAGACTCCAGTTTCCCGGATCGAGAATCACGTTACTAGTAGATCTTGGTGTACCCCATGTTTCAGCGCTCCAAGTCGATGTTCCCCAACCAAACCCTGCGGTCTCAATAGTAGGTCCCACAAATACATAGGGATCAATTTGAGCAGAACCCGTTCCTGATGTTGTACCCGCTGAATTAGTTGGCATCGTAATTTCAAAAGTATTAGTAGTTACATTTTTTATCTCGAACGTATTATCCGTAAAATCAGATGTTGCATAACCTGATCCAGTTGGAACCGTAACTGAAGAGAATTTTACATACCTTCCATTTTGTAAATTATGTGTTGCTTTATTGACAGTAATCGTTGGTGAACCGGTTGTAGCATCAAAATCAGCTCCTGTAATTCCTGTATCTAATGGAGTGATGTCATAAATTTTATCTGAGTAATATAAAAATAAACCTTGCGAGCTTCCAATTGCTACATACTTTTCACCAGCTAAGGATTCGAATGCATGTTGAGCACGTGCTGCTCCTGGTATGGTTTGATTGGTTTTACTGAGTTGTGACCAGCCCCCTATCTTTTCAGGTAAGCCATATCGAAATCTAACAAAATCTCCATCCACCCATTGAGACTCAGCACCTGAATCGGTTACTTGTTTATTAAATCCGGGTTTGAAGTTAAGTTTTTGTAGCATAGTTTAAAATACATTAGATTATGCGTTATAGCAAGTTATCTTGCGCAAGCTGGTATTCCAGTAGAAGTTACAAATGGGTTTTCTGCAAATGCCATGTATATGTATGAAGCACCAGAACCATTAACAGCAGCACCACCATTTCGAAGTTTAAATCCATTAGAAAGAAAATCCCATCTTGTTGCAGTATTACCAGCACTACTTTCGTCTGCTTTTAATTCTTCCCCCATTGGGTTTGCTGAATTTCTTTTATTATCCATCATTAACCAATTATTTGTACTATCTGTTCTCTTAACCATAAGCCAAGCAGGTTTAAATCCTGTATAAACAAATGGCCCATTTGTACTTCCATTTCCTGTGTACTTATTAAACTTACTAAATCCTTTAATAGATGCAAAACAATATGCAATCATACCATCTCCACTATCATTAGTGTTATTAGAAGCTCCTACAGAAAACACACTTGAAGTTGGGTCAGTGTTATTCCACATTCCACTTGATGTTGCTGCTGCACCTGAACTGTTAATTGATATGTATTTAGTTGCACCTACTGACCTATGATAACCACTCCATAATACACTATCATTTCTATTTTTAATAATTATCCAATCAACTTCTTTTCCAAGACCATGACCGACTGTCGCTGCCGAACCTGTACCTGTAAATGACACAATACTAAATCCACTTGTAGTATTAGCTGAAACTGTTGAGGTTATGCTTCCATCTGTGTTTGATGCAGTTCCGTTTGCAGCTAACCAGTTCCATGAAACTTGAGATGAGCCATTATCATTTACACCTTGAGATGCATCAGCACCTAAACTAAAACCATCACTATCAAAAGAAGTAACTCTATCTGTTTTTGTACTCTCTGCATTTGTTAAATTAGAAAATATATTTTTTGTATTACCTCTTACAGAATCTGTCCAAATATGTGAATTTCCACTAGTATCTCTATCTTTAATCCATATTAAATCTGGCTGAAATCCTACACCTGTAATTGATTGTGTACCAGACGTTGGATAACCATTACCTGTATAAAGTTTAGTATTAAAATAATCGTCTGATTTATCTACTGGTGTGTAAGCCATTATCCATACTCCGCTAAGTTTTTTGTGTTCCAAGAATAGTAACCGTTTGGTACAGTATATTCAAAATTTCCATAGCCATTACCATCACTATTACCTGATGAGATAGTGTAAATTGGATTTCCAAAATTAGCTTCTATTCTTGCATTAGAACTTATTCCACCTTTACCCATAGGTAGCCAAATATAACTCATATCAATACTAGAAAAAGCGGCATTAGTTGTTGTTCCATTTTCTATTTCAGTTTGTGTTGCACCATTTGACCAAGTTCCATTTACACCAAACCAAAGTGTTCCATTATCAGCATCAAAAGCAATCATTACTGTATCTCCAGAAGATAAAGCAGATGTATAACTACTACCACTACCTGTAAAAGCATCATATTTTTGACCTGTTTGTCTAAGTAAATATCCTGTTACATCTGTATTAGTTGGAGTTGAATCATAGGTTATTCCAATGTAAGAATTTGAACCCCAAAACATTTTTGATTCATAATACCATTTACCAGATTGAACTCCTAAAGTTCCCATAGTTGGTACATTGACAGAATGTGACCAAACAACTTTTAAATTTCCTTCTGAGTAAGTTGCTGCTGTACCTGATCTAGTAATTAAAGGATTCATAGTAGCAAAATTATTAGTCGGTGTATCCGTAGTTTGATCTATGCTAGTTAAATTATTTTCAGTATAGTTATTTCCATTACCACTATCATCTTGACCTAATGCAGCAGAGTTTTCAAATGGTAAATAAAATCCATTTGTGCCAAAGGTTAAACCAGATACATCTATTGGTTTCCATATTCCACTATCCGCATCAAATTCTCCAAATGATGTTGCGTCTAGTGCTGTGCCATCAATGAAACAAAATTCTGACATGTAGCCATCAACATGTTTACTACCATCATTAGCATA